AACGGCATGATTTGAATTCAAATCGTCAACGGACAAAGTGAAAAACTTCGAGAAATTTAGTTAGAGACACAATCCCACAACGGAAAGGTTTAAATTGTGCGATTAATTTACCAGGTTTGCTAGAATGGTGTCAACCATCATTATTACCTAGCAAACCTCGGTGTCGGTGCCATAACATTGCAACGACGCCTCAAACAATGAGTGTACGTTCTAAACGCTGGTGCTTTACGATCAACAACTACACCGATGCCTCCCTTGTTGCCCTCGACGCGCTCGAATGTGTCTACCTCGTCTACGGCCGTGAGACCGCGCCCGGAACAGGTACGCCGCACCTTCAGGGCTTCGTTATCTTCGCCAACGCGCGACGTCGGTCGTCTCTCGCCCTCCTCTGTCCTGGACATTGGGAGCCTACAACAGGACCTTCCGTCGCAGCAGCTGTTTACTGCAAGAAGGACGGAGACTTCACAGAACGAGGCACCGCCCCAGTAGGGCAGGGTAAGCGCACTGATCTGCAGGCGATCATGGATTGGCTCGACGAATTCATTGCAGACAACGGCCGCGCTCCCACTGAACGAGAGGTCGCCCTCCAACAACCCATTGCCCTTCTTAAACGTCTTGATATCATGCGTGTTGCTCGTCTTCGTGCCCCTCCTCCCAAGCTGCGTGAAGGAGAACTCCGGGAGTGGCAGCAATTCTTGGAGACTGAACTGGAGAACGAAGCTGATGACCGTTCTGTTTCTTTTTTTGTTGATCCAACTGGTGGTAAGGGAAAGACGTGGTTCCAGCAGTTTCTATTGACCAAAAGACCTGATGATGTGCAGGTTCTTGGTGTTGGAAAACGCGATGATATGTGCTATGCGATCGATGCTTCTAAATCTGTGTTTCTGATCAATGTCCCTAGAGGAGGAATGGAGTTCCTGCAGTACACTGTCCTCGAGCAGCTCAAAGACCGGATGGTGTTCTCAACCAAGTATCAATCTGTATTGAAAACGCTCTCCAAGGCCCCCCATGTTGTGGTTTTCTGCAATGAAGACCCAGATATGACCAAAATGTCGGCGGACCGCTATGTAATTCATGCTATGCCATGAACATAACATATAGGGTACCGTTATGGTTTTATACAACACATTTCTATAGTTTTTTTAATTTAAAACAAACAATCAGCTAGCCCTGACACCTGTTTCCATCGCGACACCGCCGGGGCCACGCGGAAGTAGGGTGAATATAAAAGAAAAGGCTAGGCGAAGCCGACGGCGGTGGCGCCGCCAGCTTAGCCCTGAGGAACACTAAGGATCCTTGAAGTATGTCTTCCATGAATAGCCAACCTTGACATCTGTATCACCTTCTCCGCCAATTAGGTTGGGATCCCACACCCAATAGAGGCAATAGAAGTCTTTGTCTTGGTTTAGGTCGCCGTTCAACTCTTGCTCGCAGTTGATCTTAACCTTAGGCCATATAGCAAACTTGAAAGTGTCTATAGCCCAGCCATTAGCACTATTTCTGCCCACACCGCAGTGGTGGATCTTGTCATAGTGCGTCTTGTACTTCTTCTTGTCTATAGGATAGAACATGGTAGCTGGAGTATTAGCTATAGCTGTCCAGGTAGTCTGCTCGCTATTAGTATCGGTGAAGATGTTATCTGCGATGCCGGGAGCAAATGCTTGACCTTGTCTCTTGCCTTCTATGACCAAAACCCTGATCAAAATGGGTTTTATCGTGCTAGCACCCTGACTAGGCTGTGCTACAAAGTCAAAGCGGAACCTAGTTCCTAGGTACATGTACTGTTGACCGTACCTAGTCTTCCACTCCTCACTGAGCAGTCTAGTAGACGAGCTAGACTGTTGAATGTCCGTAATGCCAAAGCCATTGTAGTCATTACTGTTGAACAACTGTGTGGTACAAGCTCCTAGAGTCTTAGTTTCCACTTCTTTGTACATCACCTTCTTAATCTTCTTAGTCAAGTTCCGGGATCTCTTACGCCTCATCATGGTCCTAACTCGAGTGCCGCGTCGCCGATATGTCGGCCGGCGTCGCTTGTAACCCCGTCGTAACGGCATGATTTGAATTCAAATCGTCAACGGACAAAGTGAAAAACTTCGAGAAA